TTTTTTTTGTATCACGGATTCAAATACATATCTTTGTGCAAAAGACTTGAATATGACAATAAAAGGCTTATTGGCCGAGATCAAGGCCGATTTACATAAATACGACGATAGCGGAGCTATAGACACCTCGTCTGTTTATAGGTGGGCTGAGATAGCTTTAAAAAGGTTTGGGGGTGTTATAGCCGTCATGTCCGAGGCGGTTGTAAAGACCAGCAACAAACAGGCGGTATTACCTTCCGATTTCTTCGACATGCTTGACGCCTATAGGTGTGAGCCTCTTGTCTGTGAGATTCCGGGGGGCGATAAGGCTAAGGCTGACCTCCAACACGAGATCGGCTGGGTCGAGCGCACCGAGCGCGGTTTCCGTTGGAACTCCTGCACCGAGTGCTGTAAGGAGGAGTTTGAGAAGACGATCACGGAGAGGATATATATCGGGTCTCACGAGGTTCGATTTCATTACCATCATCCCGTAAGGCTGTCTATAGGTCGAGGACTGAGGCGTGATTGCGCCGCCGACAAGTATCGGGATAAGTACGATTGGGATAATTATGATATAACTATATCCGGCAATACTATGTATACAGGGTTTGATGGATTTATTTATATCATATATCGTGCTACACCCAAGGATGATGACGGTCTCCCATATATACCTGAAACGGCGTTAGGATACCTTGAGGATTATGTCGAGACGTATATCAAGATGAAGATCTTCGAGAATGCCGCCGTGAATGGCTTGATACAAGGCGCTGGTGACGCTTATAAATTATATGCTCAGCAGGAGCCGGGTAAGTTTGCTAGGGCTATGAAGGAGCTTAAGATGTCGATGATTACCTTGAATGATTATCGGGAGCTGGCTGAGGATAATAGGAGGAGGATGCTGTCTCATGAGCGTATGTGGCCCAACGCTTTTGATAAGTATATTAAACTTATTTAACAAAATACGATGATATGGCTGATTGGATACATTTAGATAAGACAAGTGGTACCGGTCCCGCTGAGGTTAAGGTTACCGCTGATGTTAACGAGACCGGTGAGATACGGGAAGTTACGTTTAAGGTGATTAAAGAAAGCACCAAGGAAGAAAAGACGTTCGTGTGCAGGCAGGAGTCGGTTCCGGTGGTGATCATCCCTGAGTTCGATTTCCTTGTGCTTAGGTATATCTGGGCTGACGAGGACGGCATTGACTTCGACACGGCAACCGGCTTCGACAACACCGGCCTCCCGGACGTGGACGGCAAGCTGGTTGGTTGGAGTAAACAGTACCAGACCACGCAGGAGCGGGTAGGTGATTATCTTATCCACGGTGGTGATAACATGGAATCAGGTAATGAGGCAGCTTTGATCCAGATGGGGCCGTTATTGGATGGCGATAATTACGATAAATTACCTCTTGAGATCAGATGTGGTATATACGGCAACTGGTATGGCGGTCGAGAAAGAGGGAATGTAACTATCAAATTTACAGCTTATAAGGGCGGAACGATGGAGAAACGTGGATATGATTTTGTCAACATAGGAGGTGAGGAGGTTTATACCGGTGATGCCCCTACTAACGTATCCGCTCACGGCGAGGATAATTGGCAAAATATAAAGACCTTGTATTCTAAGGTAGGTACGATGATTTATAACAAGGAGTCTCGTGACTGTATTGTAAGAATAGGTGAGTGATTATTCTTTTTCATAATACAAATATCTATCAGCTCTCTCGTCCGTGAGGATGGGGGAGTTTTTATTTTTTTTAGTCCTTCGCTTATGACATATTTGATCTTTTATTGCACAGAAATAATCTAGCTTTGCCAAAAACTAGTATTATGATTACATTGAATGATGTCAATAACGAACTCCATGTCCGGTTATATATACTGGAGGTGCTTAAGGATTATATAAGAGATGATGATTTCGATGGTCTTGTAGATAAGGCGTTGGATTTTGTCATGGAAGGCGTTTCTATGCCCAAGGCTCCGGCCAAGGATACCACCATGAGTGACATATCAAAGAGCGTTTTGGCCTTGGTAGCGGGTGCTGGATTAGATGAGAGGTTAAGCAAAAGCTCTTTAGAGTTAGCTTACGATAGGTGTAAGATGAGGTACGTATTCGATCCTCGAAATCGGGATATACACGGTGTAGTCGTAGGTTATTCCAATGACTTTAATAGTCTGGTAGCTGTGTGTGATGAGGGATCGAAGAAAGGAGTGGATAAAGGATCTACTGATTTTGTGGATGTCAATGAGAGATACGTGACTAACGGTTTCTTTTACATATCTGTAGAGGATGCCGATAAGCAATCGAACTACATGGGTAAAAATTTGTAATTGTTGTGTTTTTGTACTTTACACGAGCTTTTAAAAGTATTTAGTTCTCCTCCTGACTTGTGAAAGTCTGGAGGATTTTTTATTTTTGTACGATTTGAATGTTTTGCATAATACGTACAGTTTATTAGAATCCGCCACATAAGTGATTATCTGGCGGATTTGCTATATTTGCGAAAAACATAACATCGTGCAAAATAATTCTAATATAGCGGTTCCCGATTCCGGGATGAACAGGGATAAGCATCCACAGGACCTATCCCCGTCTGAGTACAGTTTCGCCTTGAACGCTACCATAGAGGGTGACGATGGGAGTCAGCTTAAGATCCAGAACGAGCCTAGTACCCTTTTATGTAAGCGATTTGATGGCTATAAGGTTATTGGGTATAAGAATGATATAGCTGGTGATAACACTTATTTCTTTCTGGTGAATCCTGATAACAACACCTCTAAGATCACGTTCATGAGGTCATTGGATTATGTCAAGACCGTAGAGGATCAATTAGCGGGATCAGGGAAAGATATTCATCGTATCCTTGGCGAGAGGCTTGAGGAGTCGGATGGTCGTTTCGATGAGATATGTGATTTGATGGAGGTGTTGATAGAGGATGGGACCGATGACCCTTGTCTTAACTTTTCCATTCATCACCCGATCTTTGATATAGAGATCAAGGATGAGAAGTGTGGTAAGGTGATATACTGGACTGATGGATATAACCCCCAGCGATATGTTATGGTTGACAAGGCACTTAATCCGGATGATGATGGTGACTTCTGGTATCATTATCATGGATATAAGACATGTGGGGATGATAAGCCAATAGAGAGGTGTAGGCTGGCTTGCGAGAAGCTACTGGTATTCCCGCTGCTGACGGCCCCGTGCGTGGAGCCTGAGGTCGTGGAGTTCGGGGGAAGCCTGCGTGCCGGGACCTACCAGTTCTGCGTGGCGTTGTGCGATGAGTTCGGGATAGAGAAGACCGGATATTGCTCATTGACCAACCCTATCATGATATTCGATCGTCAGGATATAGTCATTCGTGATGGCTTATGGGGCAAATCAACCAACATGGGTATCCGGCTTACTGTATCCAATATAGATAAGCAGGTATCTCATTATAAGGTAGGTGTTATACAGAACACCGTTGGATATAATGGCGAGCAAAGCCCGGTTCTTGAGTATTTCATAGAAGGTATACATCCGATAACGGAAAGGACCATCTATTACCTTACGGATCAGTATAGCGAGCGTACGACCATGGAGAAGTTATCCAAGGAAATACCGGTATATAAGACAGCCAGAGGCATGACGTCTGTCGGGAATCGTCTTCTTCAATACGGCTTGACCGTGGAGAATGAATGGAATCTTCAACCGGTCGTTAACTTCTTGGGTCATTTCGTTAAATGGCAGACATCTATAGCCACGGAGAATTTGTATAAAGACGGTGTGGCTTGCTCTAAATACGCCTCTTTCATGCGTGACGAGGTATATCCGTTGGGTATAAGATTCTTTACCAATACGGGATACAGGACAGCTAGATTCCCGCTTATCCCTCGTCCGGCCACAAGGGAGGAGATGGAGGTTATCGTTGATGAGGACGGTAACTCTGACGACCTGTCGGCTGCGTCGGTGCTGGAGAACAACCCGCAGTGCGCCGGGAACAGCCGCCGTCATCTTTGGCAGTTTAAGAATACGGCAAAGATCATAAACGACCCGTCTTGGGGATTTGATGGTTTTGGAGGAGAATGCAAGAATCAGCTAGATGTCAAGCAACTCAGATATGTAGAGCAGGAATATGCCACGGTAGGAGAGACCCAATTCGTTATCAACACGATGGGGGAAGATGTTACGGTAGATGATGCTATTGATTATATCGCTGATAATATAGAGAACCTGTGTGATATCATAGAATCTAATGTAGGTATTACTGACGAGTTATGCGCTGCTATATCATTGCCAGAGGATCAAGACGGTATAAAGGCTCCCGATTTCCCTAGTGGATGTGATGATATCGAGAGGATAGAGACCAGGACTATATTGGATAAAAACTCTTTGGTGGATTCTAGGATTGATTTTACATATAAGTTGGCTAGTGATTATACGGAGACAGAGCCTACCACCTTAATACAAAGTAACGCCGAGTCACAAAGGAAATTTTCTGTATTGTGTGATTTCGATAATTACTCCAGTGGAGGTAAGAATATCATAGATCTGGTTCAAGAATGGCTGGATGGTCAGGATGAGGACAAATTCCCGTCTGATATAGATTCTTCCGCCTTGGTCTTGTGTCAGGATATGTCTAATGTCCGGCAGTTATATGATGAGGGTATATGTACTAATGGGTGTTCGGTAGGTGATCCTTACGTGAATCCTACTATTAATGATGTTCAACTACCCACGTTCCAAGGAGGTAGGTCATTGGGTAAATGTACGTTCTTATTCCAAGGCGATGGGTGGGAAGGCAAGAAGCATACCGAGACTATGCTTGATATATTGATGGATTCAATGAAAAAGTACTTCCCTCAATATGAGAGTCAGTTTGGTATTGAGAACGCCATGTGTCTTTTTGGTGATGGTGATAACTCTAAGTTCAATACCGGCATATCTACTGATTGGGAAGATCGTGTGTCTGTGCAGAATGATATTGACGCCAAGACCAATTGGTTCGGTAGAAGCAACTTGACTTATTTCAAGTTCTATCCACATGTATCCTCATACGCCAGATGGGTGGAGTTGGATTACGAAAAATACGTAAGCGGTTTATCCGATCCTGATAACGGTATTATGTATATAGAGATGATGGGTAACTATAATTATCCGATCGGTGACTCATCATCATGCAACAAGGTTCGTATAACATTTTTCTCGGATAAGGAAGGTACCGTGGCTCCTAATCCTTTGGCTAATGATGCCAAGAAAGGTGTTATAGTGAATTACGTGGATCATAAGATATTTATGATGCCAAAGTACTTGTTCTGGAATGATGACAAGACTACTTTCCATAAGATATATGTTTGTATTGAGCCAGCGGTATGTGTGTTCTTCACCGGTTTCGCCATGAGGCAGGACATGAAGGAACTTGCAGGATTCTATACGGCCGGCACCGCCATTTTCCCTGCCCCGTTCTGTTTTGGCATTCGGCCACTGGAGGTGAAATACGTATTCTTCTTTACGAAAGAACTGAAATTAAGGAGATTTGTCACATATGAGGCGAAATGCATCTCATGTGGAGATAAACCCGCTGATTGTGCTCCTAGACCTTATCAGTATGGTGATTTTGGTTATTGGGAATCTATCAATAAGTATCCGGCTAATTTTGAGTTGTATGATTCAAGTAAGATCGGGATATCGTCGGGAGGATCGAAGAGGAAGGATATAATAGATTCTTTGACGAAATACTATGGGTCTCCTAAATCCGTTGAGGGTAAGTCTTACTTCACTGGTAATGGGGATAACGCTGAGTACCCCAATACGTCAACCACATTTTGTCAGAAACCTATACGTCATTACAAGTTCCCGGATAACTCTGTCGCTCCTTTTATGGGTAATCCGTCTCAACTGACCGGTCAATATGGAGTTGACTCCTATATTTATCCTATGGGGGTGATGCTTGATGACGATATCGTTAATGAGTTTCTGGATATAGCGGTAGAGAATGGCCTTATAGATAAGGATAGAAGGGATTCCATAATAGGATATGAGTTGTATAGGGGCGATAGGACATTGGATAAGAGCGTTATCGGTACCGGTCTGGCTTATGATATGTTTAAGTACGATGATCCCGACGGATCGGCTAACCTTTATCCTAATTATCCTTACAATGATTTGTCTGATGATATGTATATCTATAAGGATATTAATCGTGAGAATTTTATAACGCATCCGTTTAACAGGAAGGGTAATATCTGGTATTCATTCTTAAGCCCTGATATTGCCTTCAACAAGCCTGATGCTCCCACTGAGTGCCTTGTTGATGGTTATCAATTAGGTAAATCCTCCGGTATATTCAGGGAGGTGGAGGATCACCCTAAATGGACGATATTAGGAAGTAAGGCTTATAGTATGGCAACGTCATTGGCTACGGTGGAGGCTATGGCTAATTTAATATCCGCTATAGCTGAATATACATATCAATCGGCGTCCCAACAATATGTCGGTGGAGGCGTGTTTTTTTTAGCCAACCCTGTCGGCATAGCGCTGACGGCTATCCGTCTGGCTACAGGTATCGCCAAGGCTACCTCCCAGTCTGTCGTGGATATAGGGAAGTACAGGTATCAGTGGTTAACGGCCTTGATAGATAGGGGACCTAGATGGAATTACGCTTATTATTATACTTCTGTCGCTCATTATAATCTATTTTACCAAAAAACAGGGGCATCAGAGTTGCGTGGATTATCTACGGCTAAGTATATTAAAAGCGGATTGTATCCGGTAACGGATATCTCATCACAAGGGAAAGTAGTAGGCGGTAAGCCTATAGTTGTAAATAATCTCGATCGTGAGCATTCGTTGTTCATGTCATTTGGTATGGATAAGTATATGCTTGAATATCCGGAGTTGGTTTCAAGTTATGATACCAGCCGTATTCAGGATGAGTGTAATATTCGTAACGATGAGGTGGCTGGTATGACGCCTCATTTTATGACACGTGAATCTTTCGTATCCTGCCCCTATATGAGGATAAAGAAATATTCTCCGGCTCAATACGGGCAGATAGAGGATATCAGATGGGTATCGTTAGGTGGTTGCGGGTTGATGGATGAGGGTAAGCGTAAACCTGTTTTTGGAGGTGATGTGTTTATATCCAGATTCTCGCTTAAAAGAAAAATGCCTATGTTTTACTTGACCCAGTTTGGTCAGGGAGATATGATACCATTCCCTTACTATGACTATAGGAATATCGGGTATCCACGTTATTTTGTTAATTATGATACCGGGGAGGATTATCTTAATAAGACTGACACGGATACTGGATCGCTATATTCGTTCCCTAGCCGTAAGAGTGCTTATGAGATGGCTTGCAAGACCGGGGATATGTATCTTAGTGGTCGTTTCTTTCTGTATTTTTACGGCATACCTCAGTTTCTAGTGGAGTCTGAGATTAATTGTAATTTCCGTATAGCTGGGCCTGAGCCTTATGAGGGTTTCTATCCAGAAGTAGGGGATTATATATCATGGACCCAAGAGCGTAATGTCCCTATATCAAGGGATAATGTGTTTAAGATGAGTCCTGTGTACAAGAATCGTTTTACGCTAGGCGGAAGGTCATTACCAGAGACGTATGATAGCAATTTTTGGGACTGCGCCTACCAAAGACCCAACGGCGTCATATGGAGCACCGCCGACGTTTCGGAGAACGGCATGACCGATCCTTGGCTGTCGTACAAGCCTATGGATTACCATGAGTTCAAGACCTCATTTGGGAAACTCATAAGCATGAAGGGGATAGAGTCGGATCAGATATTAGCCCGCTTCGAGAATCAGGTAGGGTTGTACAACGCTATAGACGTGTTGGCGGAGAGAATATCCCCGGAGAATAGTGAGCTAGGGACAGGTGGGCTTTTCGCGTCTCGTGGAATTGAGTATAATAACACGACGTTAGGATATTCCGGGACCCAGAGCCGGGATATGATCAGTTGTGAATTTGGGCATTTTTGGGTCGATTTAAGGCGTGGTCAGGTGTTTAAGGTAGATTCTAACGGCAGGAATCTTACGGAGGTCACACCGGGGCTTAGAAACTGGTTTAAGGAGCATCTTCAGATGAAGATCATCCGTAGCCGGATATATAACGCTGATACGGACGCTGAGTTGTCTTATTATGATATCGATAACAAGTTCTTTGGTATAGGGCTATCCATGGGCTGGGATAATAGGTTCAAGAGGGTATTGATAACCAAGAAGGATTATATACCGGTAGGGAATCCAAGCGAGTACCAATTCCGTGGCGGCCGGTTCTACAGGAACGGGCAGGCGGTGGAGCTACAGGACGCCAGCCATTTCACGGACGTCTCGTTCACCGTTGGATATAACTGCCTGAAGGGTGAGTGGAAATCATATTTGTCCTACACCCCTGACTATTATATCGAGCACCAGCATTATTTCCAGTCTGGAAAGAACTACTCAAGTGAAAGTCGGGAGATAGGGTTATGGTCTCATGGATTGACCAACCAATCGTATCAAGTATTTTACGGTAAGCTATATCCGTTCGTTATAGAGGTGCCAGTACGTGAGCAGTATGTGAATAAGATCCTCACGAACTACCAATATAGGATGGATGCCAGAAGGTATCAGGATGAGGTTAATTACCAAATTCTTAGGACTACCGGATTCAATAAAGCATGGTTTTATAACGATACCAACAACAGTGGTGAGCTTCGGATGGTTATCGCTGACAAGAACGATATGAGCCAGCGGTTAAGGTATCCTGTAACCAATGACGATAGCCGTGAGATACTGGTGACGGAGGTTGATCAGAAGATAAATATAAATGACTATTTTAACGAGGTCAAAGACGATACTAATAACCTCCCGGTATGGATCAAGGATGTGAATGACATTGACCGGAAGATCGATCCTAGGGCTGTCGATTATCATCGGAGGTGGCGTGATCGTCTTCGTGGCGATTGGTTCTTGGCTAGGTTCGTGAATGACATTGAGAGCCGGTTCAAGATGATAGTACGTTGGTTTAGCAGCGATGAGAAAGTTTATTGAGGTGATTATATACCTTTAAATATTTGATGTTATGGCAGCAGGGAAAACTAGCAGTAAAAAGAAGGGCAAATGCCCGAAATCAGGATGTATCAAGAAAGTAGGGAGTGATTGGCGAGTGGTCAGTAACAAGACCGGTAAATTATGGCCGGCTAAGTACAAGTCTAAGGAGAAAGCTAAAGGAGCCTTGGCTGCTTATCACATGCATTAGCGTATAAACGGGTACATGATTTATTATGTGCCCGTTTCGTGTTTTTAGGCTTATGAGATTATAGTTATCTTTGTGAAAAATGTAGTATATGTCTAAGAAGAATAAACCGGAGGAAATCCCATCGTGGATAAAGGATTTATATAAGGAGGATCTTGATCGTGTCGTAAGAGGCGAGCGTCCTATGTATTTCAGGGGTATGGATGATAGTCCTTTGAGAAACGTGTCCCCGGAGTTTGATATCCTTAGCGGAGGAGCCGCAGTTAAAGGCATGAATGGGATAAGAGGTGCGTTGTCCCCGTTGAATAATGGCATGGGTAATTATAATTTCAGTATCAGGGGTATAAATAAGAAGATAGGTGAGTTGGTTGATGAGGCGGGGCTATATTTACCTGAGAAATTAAGACCTATATATCGGACTGTGGTGGATGCTATGTCGAGTTCCAAGGATAAGGGGTTGGGTCATATCACGCAGCCGTTGGCCAACGCCCTGTACCCAGCGGACGAGCGACGGGACCGGCGTCTGGAAGGGGAGCATCCCGTTGGTTATGTGGATGCCATAGACGGCATATGGCCTAGGAAGAAATATGGGCTATGGGGAGAAAAAATTGAGAGGAAGCAAGATGGAGGAGAAACAAGAGAGTCTGTTCTTGATAGACCTAGATTCGGGAGCAGGGTATTGGATAATTACGTAGCTTCTGCTCACCCGGTTTTGTCAATAATATATGATATCGCTAATTCAAGGTATACTGATGGCCCTACTCGCATAAATAAAGCTGCGTATTCATCAATAGATCCTATGGGGAAGAATCCGGAATGGTATGAGTATCCTGTTCATTTTATGAAGATGTTCGGGAAATATATATCTGGTGATTTTAATAACAAGTTATATGGCGATAGTGATAATGATGATTTAGGCACAAGAACTAGTGATGAGGCTTGGGCTAAATACAATAAACTCCCTTACGATGAGTCTGTATTGATAGATAATGGTGATGGTACGTATAGTATACGAAAGGAATTATCTAATAGGATGATACCTGATTCGTCTATCGTAAGGAATAGGATTGATGTGAATAGGAGTCTGTTTGATAAGGAAACTAAGGAATACAATGAAGGACTTATAAAAGCTTTAAGTGATGCCGATCCAGAGGAGTATGAGAGGATTCAGAGGGAATATAAGGATCTGAAAAGGGTAAGAGAGGGTGCCATATCAGCGGACGAGATGAATATAAAAGGGTTGAGGTCTCTTTATGATAAGGGGTATGGTGTCGTGAATGAGTATAATTATAGGGATCGTAGACTTGATAAGAACGAGACGGGTCCTCATAGTGTACTTGGTGATTATACGATATATCGTGACAAGGATATGGGCGGATACAGATATAGGGATGTATATGATTTCAATCCCGCTGTCCAGTTTCTTTTGAATGGGGATGTATTTAAGATAGATGGTAGTATTGATAAAAAGGATAGAGGAGGTTCGGTAAATACAGGGAGGGCTTATGGTTCTGGCAAGTATGTAATTGATCCTCGTAGATCAGAGGATAGTAAGATGGCTGTATATGACGAGATATGGGATTATCTGACCGACAAGAAGGGAATACCACAAACGCAAGCTATCGGTATCCTGTCGAACATCGCCGCCGAGTCCGGAGGGGACACCGAAGCCCTAGGAGCCGCCGGTGATTTTGGCATCCAACAATGGCTTGGACCGAGGAAGAAGGAGCTACAGCGCAGGTATGGGAAGAAACCGACATTAACCCAACAACTGGATTATCTCGTGGATGAGTATCAAGGCAAGGTTCCGGGGTTAGGTTGGAACTACATCAATCAAGGAAAGTTCTTTGACAAGGACGCTCAAGGCAATGTTTATAATTACTATATGTATTCGAAGGCTGATTTTGATAACGCCACGAATTATAAGGACGCTACCGTGGCATGGAATCAAGGATACGGAAGACCCCTTGGATCGACATTAAGAAACGAGAAGCGGTTTGAGTTCGCCGATATGTTCTCCAACAGATACGGTGTCCCGGAGAACGAGCCAATGAGATACGAGTTCGGGCAGCGGGATTCTGGTACGGGGGACGGAGGTCAGCAGCCTATCCCTGAGACGGTAGCCCCTGCCGATCCTTCTTTGGCTTCTCGTCCTGCCATGGATAGCTGGTGGGAGAAGGAGGGTCAAGATCTGTTATATAAGATGCTAGCTCAATCCGGCGCTAACAAGAAAGCTATAGAGGACATCGCTAATAATATTAAGAATGATCCTCAATCAGAGGCGCAGATAGCGGAGGCCGAGCGTATGCGTAAGGAACAGGCGAAAAGGCAGTTGGTGCTTAACATGATACCGGGGTTGATGCTGAATATAAAGGGTATGAGCAGAACCCAGAATTAATGCTATATTTGTGAAGTAATTAAACGTTTTTGATATGAAAAGATTGTTGTTTTTATTTGCTATGTTATTGACGCCATTCGCTTTGATGGCGCAAGAGGTAATCCCATCAGAAGGGTCTATTACTATTGATCTGACTACCTTTACCGGCATTATGTCTTTCGTTACGATGTCAGCTACTCAGCTAGCTAAGGTGGTGCCGTATATCGACACCCACAAGTGGGCTAAGATCCTATCGGCTGTAGTTATCGGCATGCTGGTATGTATCCTGGCTTGGTTTCTTCAGGTATCCCCGTTGTTAGTAGGGAGTGAATGGTGGGAAGCTCTGTTGTATGGGGTGGCTGTCGGGCTTAGCGCTGCTGGCTTCTATGACCTAGTGAAAGCAATAGGTTCGTTATTTGTAAAAAGGATCTAGTTACTGTAACTATCTTGCGATGAATTAAAATTACAAGGTATTATTATCTGTAATATAGTTAATTATATTTTGTAATTATATTAGTATTATTTATATTGTGCGCCTATCTACTCATCACGAGCGGATAGGCGCATTTATTAATTTAAAACGTTTGGTAAAGTTATGAAAAGTAATTTGATTTTGTCATCAGAGAGTAGGGAATTGTTAGGTAGAAACATTTCTGTTATGTCCAAGGACGGATTTGTATGCATAACTGAAGTAATGGAGGCGTTGAACGAGAAACGCAAGTCTATTGGGCTGGAGGCGAGAAGACTCGACCACCTGTTTGCTACTAATGGATTTCAGGAGAAAATGAAATCTCTAGTTAAAGAGCTAAGTGCCAACAATATATGTACAGTAATGAAAAGTACTGTACAAAAAGAGGTATTGAAAATAGGTAAGATGACGGATCTTAAAAAATACGGTATGGCTTATCGCAAGGGAAAAGGAGAGGGGCAAAAATGGTATATTAATCCATATTTCTTTGTCATGATAGCCTTGGAGTTGGATCCGGAGATATACGCCAAGGTGATAATATGGTTGCATGATGGATTCATAGAGGACAGGAATGCCGCTGGCGAGGCTTATATCAAGATGAGTTCGGCCGTCGCCAGGTTGGTTAGCGACAAGAGTCAGTTGTCTGATAAGATATCAAGGGTAGCTAAGGCTATTAATTTTATCGTCTTTAACAAGCATGAGAGTGGGATAAGGAATACGGCTACAAAGAATCAGTTAAACGACATAGTAGCTGTAGAGAATGTTATCGCCGGGGTTATAGATGGTGGTTTTATAGATACTTATGATAAACTTATAGATTATCTTGGTCATGAGTGGAAAAAGAAATGGGGTAATCCTGTTATGTCTTTAAAGGATTAGTATTAAAGAGACTCATCATTGTCAAATGGTGAGTCTGTATTTTTTTTAAACTATCTTTGTATCAGAACGAAATAATTTGATATATGGGAAAGTATGTAATTAAAAGGAAGATACCTAAATATCAAGATGCTGGGGAGGTTGATCCTATCATGCCTGGTGATGTTGTTGGTCTTCAGGGTCTTGGAGTGGAACCTCTGGTTTCGTCTACCCAGATAGGATTTGATATTCAGCAGCCTGATATTAATACCATTGATACAAGTGATTTGAACGCTATCGTTGACAGCAATAAGAAGGTTGACAAGTCTGGCAGTACGGATGTTTTTGACTTTACCACCATACCTTATTATGGCGCTGATGATATAGGATCTAGGTTTACCCAGATGGGTCGTGGTATAGGGCGTATGAGAAGCAAGGGATACGGTGATTTATCCACCGGGGCTAAGACAGCTAATGTCGTGGGTACTGTAATGTCAGGCATCGGCGGTGTCTTAGGGTTGGCAAGGAACGTATTCTCAGGGATGGCGTCAGAGCAAGGCACTCGTACTAATATCAGGTTAGCTCAAGAGCGAGAGGCTAGGCAGAGACGGCAATCCCAGATGCGGTATAAGGATGGAGGTGGTGTTTATCTAGGGCCTAATAATAGATTCGATAGCGGAAGCCTTACCGGAGAGTGTTTATATCCGTTACCTAAGTCGATGGAAGATCAAGCCAATGTAGAGGTCGAGAAGGGCGAGTACGTGACGCAGCCCGGAGAGGCGCCGATGGAGGCTATGGGGCAGAAGCACGCCGATGATGGAACCCCCGTTTCCTTGGAGCAGGGAACGAAGGTTATTACCGACGACACAACCATAGAGCCGGATTTCGCTAAATACATCAGAGATACGTATGGGATCAAAGCCACGCCTAAGGATACGTATGCTACGTTAATGGACAGGTATAAGGCTAAGATCGGTCTTAAATCGGCTTACGATGACCAGAAGAAGGCATTGGAGAAGCTGGAGAAAAATAATAAGATAGATGATGAGAATACAAGGCGTTTGAACGCCTCCGTATTATCCAAGGCTATAAATGATAGCAACGATATCGTTAATGGATTAGAGGGAAGATTTACGGACTTCGCTAACGTTATATACAAGGAGCAGGAAGACCGGAAGATGAAGAAGGATGAGGATACGTATTTCGCTAAGGGTGGTGAAATAGATAACATCATATCCAGATCCATGAAAGAATACGGTCTTACGGAGGAGGATGTAGCTGAGGCTAAGAAAGAGCTGCTTAAGAAAGTGGCTGGTATTCGCCAGAAGATGGAGATAGGAGGCACGTCTTTGTTCGGTCGTAAATTAACTTTCCGCCCGATCGAGAATAGGTTCAACAATGATCCTAACTATTTCGGTTATCAACGCCAAGGAACTGATGGCTCTTATGGAGGTGTTAATACGGATGAGAGGTTGAATTATTATAAGACATTCAATCCGGTCGCTTACGATGCTTATATGGGAGCTTCAGAGGGCGCTAGGGCTAGGGCGTTGCAAGACGCTATCTACGGTCAGACAAGTAGCTGGATGGGCTTGGCTACGGCTGAGAACCCGATCATCGCCAACGCCGAGGCGCTTCGGGATTACACGACGCTCGTTTCCTTTGGCGGTGAGGATAGTCAAGGTAATTACCCGGAAGACAAGAAAGCCGCATATCATGATAGGATGAGAGACAATAAATTAGGTTTGTTTACCACATCTCGCCCTATGATCGGTCTAGACGTTGTTACAGAGGAACAGCATAAGGCTCTTAACGATGCTGGTATCACCCATTTTAGCCAACTATTCTCTGACAAGAACAAGGATGTCGTTAATAAGATACTTGGCGAGGATATGCTTAAGATGCAGGCATTGAGATCCATGAAAGGAATGGAAGGTCTTGATTTTATACTTGACCCTCATAAGGTGGCTCCAGGTCCTATGGATATAGGTGATGTGGAGGAACCTGATGTTAAACTGGATATGCCTGAGCTGATTGATCCCAATACACTCCCTAAGACCAATACAAATGCCGGTAAGTCGAACAGCGGCAATGGAGGCAGGAATATAGTGGGTGGCGGTCTTGACTTCCCCGAGGTATTTAGGATGACCCCGGGAGCCGTGACAACGGAAGGTCTGGAAAGGCATTACGCTCCTACCGTGGATCCGGTGTTGAGATCGGCTGATCAGTATATGGTTGAGACCAATCGTGCTTTCCAATCACAATTGGATCAGATGGGTAATGTCCCGGATTCCCAGAGAGGGGCTTTATCATCCAACTTACAGGCTATCATGAGTTCCAATATAGGTAGATACATTAATGAGGTAGAACAAGGGAACGTGGCTCAAAGGGCTTGGGCTGATAATGTAAACGCCCGTACTTGGGCTGATACGTATGATAAGAATATAGCCCAACGTCAAGCTTACCAGCAACGGATATTGCAGGGATTGGCTATAAATGACGAGAACTGGGCTAGGTATTTCGATAGCGTAAATGACGAGATCCAGCAGAAGTGGAATACGGCTACGACCATGAATACATTAAGATCTATATTTGGGGATGCAAAGATTGGTCCAAATGGACAATTAATCGTTGATCCTCAAGGAGATATATTAAGTTACAGGATATTATATCCTGCTCAGGAAGTAACTAAAGGCAAGAAAGGATAAAGGATGGCTTCACAATATAGTATATTAAGGAATTACGGCAAGTACGTATCACCCTACAACATGGATGTCATGATGCAGGGTATGGGATACATGCAGCAGAAGATAGATACCAATCGGCAGGCTATAAACGAGTATGCTGATTATATTATCAATTCTGACATTATAAAACCTCAGGATAGGGAATATCTTCAGAATAGGTTAAATGGGCTGATACAGGACGTGAATAACGTGTATCGTAAATCCAATCTAGCTTCTGATGGTATAGCTAGAAGCATACAAGCCCGTCTTGGAGAGGCTTTAGATACCCGTGTATTGAACGCTATCGCCGGTACTAGGGAGTATAGGTCTTTCTCTCAGAAGATCGAAGATATGAAGCTTAATAATCCTAAGCAATATAGTGCCATAAATGAGGCTGTGGCCTTAATGCCGTTTTATGAATGGGTTAATGATGGTCAGGTTGGTACAAGGATGAATCCTATTCATTACACTCCTTATACGGATTACAATGAGGAGATGAATAAGATGATGAAGGATTTCGTCAGTCTTAATAAGGGAAAGAAGTTTTCTGTTCCTGAGGTAGTGGATGGCAAGCCTACTGGTAGGATGAGAGATATTACTGTTGATGAGATGAGTCGATCTCAGATTAGAGCGATAGCCGCTAGATCTATATCCCAGAACGCTAAGGCTCAGATGCAGATAGAGGGTCAGTATTTGGCTGCCACTAATCCCGGTATGTTTAGTGGCATGACTACTGATCAGTTCGTTAATAAATATGTTTCCGGTTTTGACGCTGAGGAGAGCGCACTCTTAGCCAAACTCAAAGGGGCCGAGGCCAGCCCTTCCGCTAAGGCGGCTATTGAGGCGTCACTACAGGAGGTCCGGGAACAGCGCCGTGCGTTAGTGGAGGAGGCTACTTCCTTTATTGGCAATAATATGAACCCGGCTAGAGCGGGGGAGTTTATTGTACGTAATGAATTTCTTGATGGTGTATCCGCTAGATGGTCGTATAACAATTCATCTGAGAACTACATCGCTGATGATTATTACTTTAAGATGAGAGATCTTGATTTCAAGGAGAGAGAGTTCTCGTGGAGGCAGAAATCAAAGGAGATAGATCAGAATCTTAAGCTTAGGGAAGTAATGTCCAAGGAAGCTGGTAATAGCTCTAATATCCCTACAGGTGTTATGATTGAGCTGGAAAAGGTTCAGCCTAATGTTACTCCTGAGAATATATTTGACAATCAATATATTCAGAATGAGAATAATATATCGACAGGTGAGAAGGATTTAATATCATCCATAAATCCTGTTGATCTACGAGGCATAGAGAACGATATACAAAACAATCCTTCTATATATCATGGTGGTGTTAATAGCGAGAATATTATGGCATGGATCACTAATAATGGCGGTGCGTCAAGTTCTGTATTATCATCAACCCCAAATATGGTGAATAAATATGAGGCTCTTATGGCAGCGAATGATAATAGGAATAGGTATGGTAAGATCATGGATGAGGAAGTTGATTATCTTACAAATGCCTTTGATGTCGCTACGGAAAATATCCTTAATGATGCTGTAAGGGATCAGGACTATGTTACTGGAGGTATTGATACATATACTGACAATGGTATGGTTAATGCGAGGGATGTTGGTAAGAATGGAGCTATTATTGGAGGGAAAGAGTATTCACCAGAAGATGCTTTAAAGGTTTCCGCTATAGCTGGATTGATAAGCGAGAACATCAACTATGCGGATAGATCTATAGCTAATACGGAGCTGATGAGATCTTATATAAATTTGTTAAATAGATATTCAGGAGAAAATTTCACTCTGGAGGATATAAATGATATAGCTAAAACTTATAGTCGTGTAGACAATCCGGTAATGAATAGCGATAATGTCGATATGACTAGTAGGGATAAAATGATCAAGATCTTAGGTAAGAATATGTCTAGAGCTGACGGCCCTACGCTTAGAAGAGAATGGTCTTCATCTAATATAGGTCGTAATATAGCTAAGGCTATTCAGGATTCTAAAATGGTCTATGAAAGAAGATATGACGAGTTTGCTCCAAGATCATGGTCGTTCTCTAATTCTACCAATGCCTCTAAAGAAGATAGGCGTATGCATGCTAAATTAGAGAGTCTGCTTTTGTCAAGAGCTGGTTTCTTGAATAAGGATAAAGATCGCAGGCTTAATAATTACATATTGTATGCTCGTCCTACGGATAATCCCAATACATTTGATTTGGTAGCTATGGCTGGCGGGAAAAATATCGCTACGGTTCAAGTTACTAAAGAGGAATTAGATAGTATGGGGTATAGTTTGTACGAAAGGGAAAGGAATGTAAGATCTGAAGATTACGAATCTAAGATCATCCCTGTATCTTTTTCTGCCACGACCAATAGGCCTTATCAGAAATGGGCGCAAGCTAATTCACTTGGCGCTTTCGCCACTATCGAGAATGCGGCTGAGGAGGCTTCTAGGATGGTTGATAAGTACAATATTCAGAACAATGAACTAGCTACATCCGAGCTTAATAAAAGAGCTATTAGGATTATTAATACGGTTTTAAGAAATTACAAATCGTATGATGTTAAAGCCAAGGGCTTTCCTGGAGGTGTTGAGGTTGGCGTCTATTTTCACGGGCAGGCTAGGACCGGGACACCTCTAAAGGTGTTGGAATATAATACTGATTATGCTGATAATATCATGAAGATTATAAATATGTGTCCTCAGATGTATCTTACCCAAGCCGTGGTTGAGGCTATCAATAAAGACGTTATTGTTAAGGGTAGAGATATTAATGAGCAGCACTCTGATCTTAGCAATATTCTTTCGGTGTTGGATAAAGAGACTATGGATAAAATAGATGGAAAAAATGAGCAATAATAATAACGATATAGGGAATGTGATGAAGAGTCAGGGATATTATGTCCCTACTCCATCAATTCCATCTCCCATGCCTTCTAAGGATAATATTTCTTCTATCCCTATACCTGTTGGCATGCGCGGTTCATCGGATATGGATAATGATGTTTTGTCTAGAGAGGGAAGCAGGAGTATTCCATCATTAGTAGAGGGTATAAAAAATTCCGTAGAGACATCTTATCATGATGATGTAAAAGCAAGGAATCCGCTTTTTCAGATGATAAACGAGACGGGTATTCCTAAGGGTAATTATGATATAACTGGAAGTAGGATCAACCTTCGTGATTCAAGGTATAGGCTGTCAACAGGTGAATGGATTCCAAAATACGAGAGTTATATCAATAATGTGGATAATGATGATCGTCTATCGAGAAGTCAAAGTGGTTGGGAGAAAACTTATAGAGGATTAGGTAAGTTTATTTATAAGTCTGCTTTGTATGGAATAGGTGGAGTAGGTCAGTCTGTTTATGGATTAAAGGAGCTTGTTACAAAAGGGACGTTATCAGCTATGTATGATAACAGTTTTGCCAGATGGTTGGATGATATGGATAAGCGTGGTGATTATACGCTTAATCATTATTACAGTAAGGAGGAGCGAGATGCTGGATTTCTTAAAAGTATGTTTACAACCAATTTTTGGACAAATGATCTTTTGTCAGGAGCTGCATTTACGGCTGGAGCCGTTTTGTCATCTTACGCCTTCGCCGGAGCTGGTCTTATGAATGCCGCTCGTATGGGGGCTAGAATAGGTGCTACGATTGCCGGTATGGGGAAGGCTGTTTCTGCTACAAAGACCGGGTTTAATGCTATGCTAAGAGCTGCCCGCATAGGACGAGGCATAGGTAAGGGGCTGGACAACCTGACCTTTATCGGTACGTCAACGCTTTGGGAGGCTTCGGTAGAGTCAAGGAGTGGGTTGATGGAATCTGAGGAAAACTTCAAGCAGGCTTACAGGAATGCCTATGGTAGAGAAGCCTCATATGAGGAACTCATGAAGTTCAGAGCTGATAATGCTGATGCCGCTAACGCTATATTCGCTGTCAATATCGGTATCCTTACGTTATCCAATATAGCTATGTTCGGTGATATGTTTGGCATGGATCTGGGCGTTGATAAGTTCATAAAACGAAATATATTTGGTGTAGGAGCCGAGAGGATGGATAATGGAACATTGAGGATCATAACGCCTAAGAAATGGCAGAAAATAGCCGGGAATACGTTCAATATTATCAAACGTCCGGTATCTGAGGGTCTGTATGAGGAAGGTCTTCAGGGAGTGGCTAGTAAATCCGCCGAGGATTGGGTAGAATCAAGATACAATCCTATGGCTATTCGTCAGAATATAGGCTATATGGAGGCTATAAAGAACGGGTTCAAGGAGACTTACGGATCTAATCAGGGATGGAAGGAAATCGGCATCGGTATGATTATTGGATCGGTTATGGGAATAAAAACTATTGGTGGTATAAAGGAATGGAGCCAAGACATGTCCCGGAACAAGGGGATGGTGGAGGCTTACAACACCAATGCCGGCGCCTTGACTACCGCCGCTATCCGTGCTATTCGTGGCAGCATGGCCCTGAACGCTCAATTATCAGGCTTGAGTACGGATAATAACGCTGACGATATACCTAATTCTAGAATCGTAGATAAGACTTTTAGTGACGCCGTATTCAACCGTCTTCGTTATGATCAGGAAATGGGGATGTTAGATGATACCAAGGAGAATTTCAAGACAGTCATCGAGTCTATACCTAATAGCGATATAGCCTCTGATATGAATATGACAGATGAGCAGGTAAATGAGTATAAGTCCAATCTTGTTGGCGAGTTCAATAAGAAGGTTGATAATTTTACTATGGCTAGTAGATTTGCCGACTCCCTTACCGATGGTATATCCAATAGATCATTTAACACCTACATCTCTAACATGGCTTATAACGGTCTTGAGGCTAAGGATAATTTGGATGATATCGCTAATCAGTTAGGAAGGATATACAATACGGATATAGGCCCCGCTTTAGATATATATTCTCGTCTTAATCCTGATTCGAGTAGGGATCTTAAGAAACTCAGGAAGCTTACAGATGATATACAGAAGATGGAGAAGAATGTTTTGAAGCTTCAGCAGAGTATCACGCCTAAAGAAGCTCTTGAGTCTGATAAGGTCAAGTTAGCCAAGGAGAATGATAGACTTCTTAAATTGACGGAGGATAGAATTGCTTTGGAGAGGAGATTAGCTACGTTAGTTAACTCAGAGACAGATATATCTAAGCTGTTATTAAACAGGAATGAATCAAGGATCAGTGCCGCCGATCTTATGTCGGCTTATGAGACTATAGTTGGTTTTGAGAATGCTGTATCTATCCGTGGGGTTGATAATTATAAAGAGGCTATGGCGTTACTTAGCGAGTATCGTCATAATCTTTTGGCTTATAAGAATATAAATGAGTCCCTTCGCCGTATGCGTGATAGGAGATTCATACGGTCGCAGGAACGTGGGTTCATGAAGGTTTTGTCAAACATATGGGGAAAGACTTATGAGGAGGATGATAGTAAATATGATTTCAGGAATACCGATGATCCTGATGCCAACTCCCTTTATGCCAATGATCAGGCCATAGATAAGGCTTATCAAGATGGTCTTATAGGAGAGGACGAGGCATTTATGTTCAAGACCTATAATCATATGATCGCCAGATCTATGGAGAATGATATCAAGGCTGATGAGGGCGGTATCGTTGAGAATGTACCTGATAATGAGGATATCATAAATCCTTCTGATGATAGAATCAATAATATAGCTATAAAGATATGGAACGGTAATGAGGATATCTTATCTCCTAGGGAGAGGCAGATATATGATAATAACAAGGATCGTATCAATGATCTTGTAAATGGGTTTGGCGATAATCCTATAGCTAGGCTTAATAAGATTAGGTCAATGATAGATAGGTTAAATACCAACGATAACGTCTTAAATAACATCAGGGATACTATTGATGATATCATAGATATGAACATTAATGGTCTTGATCAGGATCAGGTTAAGGAGGCTATACAGACTTATAATGATCTTATGAATGATATTGACAACGGGAATGAAGTTGATCAGGATAAACTTAATGAGGCTATTGATATTATCAATAACTATTCTGATGAACCTCTTCTCCAGTTCGTGGAATGGATGAGGCTGTATGATAATGGAAGTATGGTTGTCAAGGATTACGATAAGTCTATACCTATGGGTGATGTTCTCACGGAGAGCGAACCCGGAACATCCACCGGCAGGACGGAGGCCAATGCCGCCCAGAATCCGGTAGTGTTGATGGCCCAGAAGAGAGAGATTGGCGGAGTCATGTATTATGAGGTAGGAGGGATGAGACTTGACAGGTTTATGGACAGTCTTGGGCTTAAAAGATCTGATGCCACTGATACTGATAATGGAAGGGTGATGGATTTCACCAACGGAACCGACATATTTACTGTTATAGAGTCAGATAACCACTCAAGATGGATGATTAGCGAGGATGACGCTCAGGCTTTCGAGAACGCTACCGGTGTCATATTGGGGCGGCAAACCGCCTTGTCGACCTCCATCTGGTTCATGGTGTATCGCAAGGGGCAGGATGGATCTATTGTCCCTTATTATACGGGTGATACGTTTGGATCTAACAACGAGTCGGTGAATCAGGAAGCCGTAGCTAATCTCCGTAAGGATAATATCGTAAGGTTTAAGATGGATATGTCAGATCCATATACCAAGGAATTGTATGATAAATACAATAGCCTTAACGCCGTTGACCCTAATTCTGATGAGACTAAGTCGGCTTACCGAGAGCTGGTTGATAATATGGTTATTAAGATCGTGGATAGCGACGGCAATTTCGTCTCGGTACTGAAAGCCAATGACCCGGATTCAAAAGGAAGTAACGCTGATTTAAGGAGTATGGCCTTTGAGTTGTATAGGGATAATGTAGGATCTGTCGCTGGCGAGATTGATATACCGTTCGTAGGCACAGTCACCAGTGTTTTGCCGGGAAGACCTAATTTTAGCGTAAGTGATGATAATGGGACGTTGATGGTATCC